CATTGCACAGATCTATGGTTCTAACTGTTCAGGACATTTTCTTACTCTTATTCTGAATTGTGTTGTCAATATGATTGATATGCGCTACGCATTTGTGATTGGAACTGGTCTTCCAGCTAGTTCCTTTAACAAATTTGTGGCTGCTAATTTCACTGGTGATGATAACATTATGGCAGTTCGATATCCCATTCGCTTTGATCATACACTTATTCAGAAGATTCTCGGTGATGTCGGGATCACTTATACGATGGCTGATAAGACATCGGACAGTGTACCTTATGTTCGAGGAGATTCTGTTGAGTATTTGAAGCGAACGTTTTCTGTTGTCCAGGACAAAGTTGTTGCCCCTCTTTCTAAAGATTCATTGATCAAAAGCCTCTCGACTGTTACCAAGTCGAAAGTTCTCTGTGAAGAAGAACAAATGGCTCAGATTATTGAGGTTGCCAACCGTGAATATTCCCTTCATGGAAAGGAAACTTATGATAAGATGCACAATATATTTGTTGACATCATTGATCGAACGCCCGAATTACGGGTATATATCCCTCCTCGCTTTTGGTTCGGATGGCAGGAAACTTTCGATTCAGTTGTTTCGGGCAACTGTTTTGATGATGATGTCTTTGAGCCGGAGGAGTTTCTTCCAAGTTCAGAGATTTGTGAGTGGTATGAAGCTCCGTCTTCTCTTCCGCCTTTTCCCTACTTTGTCTTTACTTTGGCCGTCTTGATATCTCCTCTCAATGAGGAACTTTTTAAGAGACGTTTTTGGTGGGCGCCAATTGTTCTTCCTTTGTATGAGAGCGCTTTTGTCCACTATGATACTCCGATGCATGCTTTTTTCAGAGCAGCAGCGCATGTCTGGTGGTCAAAAGTATCTTTGCTGAATGGAACGTGGATGCATTTAGCTTGGAATGTTTTCGTCTTGTACGTCGTAGCAGCTATGTACTCTTTATCCGGAAATTATTACCCTTACTATTTTTCAGTTGTCATTGTTTCACTGTCATGTGGATTACATTCTTGGCAACCTTGGTTTGATATGTGTAGCAAGCTATGGTCATTTGATATATGGTCTGCTATACAGTCTTCTAAGATAGCCCAGACAGAGGAATTTGTGGTCAACGGACCATTCTTTTCGGTTTTTCACTATATTTCCGAGGTGGGAAAAATCCGCATGGTTTTGTCTGCAAACAACGATCGAGATTACTGTCAATATCAGAACTCAATTG